TTGACGTCGACCTGGATATCTTTGAGCCGCCGGATCACCCCATAAGGCGCTCCGTCGCGGCCGCGCCGGTATGCCCAGATCGGCGTGAGCGGAAAGCGATTGTGCCGGTAGGGGCTTTCCGAAAACCACAGCATTCCGGCGTCGGTGAACAGCGCGACATGGATGCGCATCACCGTTCTCTCAGCCAGCTCGGCCTCGCCGCTGGCAATCTGGCCCTTGTGACCCTCGGAAAAAGCGTCGAACAGCTCGCCGTTGAACTCGCCGCCCCTCATCTTGCCGGCGGTGACCGGGCGCTTGTACCAGCCCTCGATTATGCGAACGCGCTGCCGCTCGTAGCCCTCGATGACGCGCTGGCTGCTCGACGTGCGGCCGTTTCCGCCTGACAGCGCGTCTTCCTGGCTGTCCATGGGGTCGTCGCCGTAGTCGTCGCGGCTTGGGAAATCGTTAGCATCGGCCGCGGACTGTCGTAAAAGTTCCTCGCGCTTCGGAAACAGCGCAATCGCCACGTCGAGATCGACCCATTTGGCCCTGAAGATGTAGCGGCCGTCATTGACGTCCATTTCCGTGGAAGCTGTGTCGTGGAGAACGTTGCGCCAGCTTTCATACCGGCTGTAGAGCGCCTCATCCTCGCTCTCACCGTCGTATCCGTCCTCGACCCAGCCGATTCCGACCTTGACGCAGTCCTCGAAGGCTCTGGAGATGTGGAACGGTTCGCGATTGACGTCGTTGAGGTACTTGAGCAGGGAAGTTTTCTTCTCGGCTGCCTTGGCATGCTCCTTCTTGCGCGGCAAAACCTTGAAATCGGTGCGCGACCGCTTCTCGGTGCCGATGATCCAGTCGATCGACACGGAAATGACGTTGTAAACCAGGGGAACCTGGCCGCGATCGGTCAAAGTCTGCGCGTCGGTGGGGTCCCACTGAATATTGTCGTAAAAATCCTCGTCTTCGGCCATTTCGGCGCGATTTTCGGCCTGCCGGTCCAGTTCATCCGAGTAGCAAGCGAGCATCTGACGATGCAATTCCTGCATATCGGGGCTGTCGAGGTTGGTTTTTGACTTTCCGGTCTGCTTACCCTGGTCCGGCGTGAGCATCGCGGTCGTCGGCTTCTGACTGGCCGGCATCGGATCGCCGTAGGTCGACTTGTCGCGCTTTACCCGGATCGAGCCGTCCTTATTATCCCGGTCGAACAGCTTGACCATTAGATTTCGACCTCGATCGTGCCGCTCAAATCACTAGAAAGCGTGACATTCGCCACCGGATTTGCGTGTTCCTCGGCGTCGGCAGGGCGTGGCGGCATGGCGACGAGGTCGCGCATGCGGCTGTTGACCAAACTGACCAGCTTGTGGACGTTATCCGGGTTGGTCGGGTCGACGCCAAGCCGCGGCAGCATGGCAACGGCGCGCGGAACGGGATCGCCGACGGCGTCCGACCACTGCCAGGCATTGTCGAGCGGGACGACGCAAGGCTGAAATTCGGGACGGTTCTCGCGCAGGATCGCCATGCACGGCCGCCAGCGGCCGCCGAGGCGCACCCAGGTGCCGATAACAGTCAAGCCGTAACGGCTTGTCGACCACAGCCGTTTCGACAGGTCTAGGATATGGTCTTCCAAGACGCCTCATCCGAACGGCCGGGCAAGGAAAGGCGCGCGCTAGCGTTTTCCGCTATTTCGGCGTTTCTGTAAACTCCACCGCCTCATCGGGCGCCGGCGGCCGCCAGACGTACAGCGGCGAATACTCGCCCGCCCACGCGCCGAGCGTGTTGAAGGTGAAAAACTCGTAAGCCTCGTCGTAAGCCATCTCCGACGACGTCATCAACACCTCGATGCACTTGTCGGCGTCGTAAACCACCAGCGGCACCTGTCCGCAGCGTTCGCCGACGCCGACGATCGCCGCCTCATAGCCGTCGGCAAGCAGCATATTTTCGTCGAATTCGGCGATCCAGGACCGCACATGCTCGAATTCCGGCGGCGGCTGGGTTGATGGCTGGGTTGATAGCGGCAAATTGCCGACCAGCGACAGCATGGCGTCGGTAAGCCGCACCTGAATCTTGGCGCGGCGCTGCACGGCGCCGCCGGGGTTGTCCTCTTCGAAAAAACTCTCGACGTCGGCGGCCAGGGACATGGCCAGATGGCTGATCAACGTCTTGACCGGGTCGCTCATTGGATGATCGGGACTTCGGCGTGGGTCGGGACCTTCACCTCTTCCTCTTCTCCTTCCTCTTCTCCGTCGCCCTCGTGCCCGATCTTGCCGGCATCGAGAGCCTTATCGACCAAATCGGCGACGGCGAACAACAGGCAGGCCGTACAGGTGCTGCGGGCGTCGGAAATCGTACGCGCGGCGCTGAGCAGCTCGATCATGGCGAGCGTCAGATCGGGCGGCGCGTCTTCCGGTAAGTATTCGTTTACCAACTGGCGGATGGTGATGGTCATGCGGCAAGCCCGCTCTTGTTCTTCCTCGGTGTCCAGCCGCCGCGATTGGCGCCGAAGCGCATATGGCGGACCTGGGCGTGCTGCCGCAGCGCGTCGGCGGCATGCTGATGGCCGTTTTTTGCAACCACCGGCATCCATATGCCCATGCGGTCGTTCCATTGCTTCGAGAAGCCATCCAGATGGCGCAGTCCTTGCTCGCACTTCTCGGCGTCGAAGTAATACGTGCTGAAAGCCTCGCGCAACTGGTCTATAGCCTCGGGCACATGCGGCGTTCTCTGGACCGTCTCAAGGTTATGCAAGCCTAAATCCCTCAGAAGATCACAGTAAGTCTTCAGATGCTCGGCGCCGGGGCGGCGGTGGTTGGCGTCGTGCGGTAGGAAATGAGTCCCATAGACGTAGGGTCGTTCGTTAAGCTCGCGCACATAATAGCTCGGCGGCTCGACCGCCGCCTCGATGTAGTCGATGAAATGCTGTGAGGGGCCGAAATCCTGATGGAACCAGATGGCGGTGTCGTCGGAGGTGCCGATATCCCAGAACGTGTTGACCGGATAGGCCGGATCGTGCGGCACGCGGGTGATCCGGCGCTCGACGCGAGCTCGCGCCATCTGCGGGCTGAGCCAAAGGCCGTCGGAGGAGACCATGAAGGCCTCTTCCAAGGTGGAAGGATACTGGCTGAACATCTTTTGCTGGTCGTCGCCGAACAAATTGCGGCGCGTCAGGATGTACCAGGCCTTCTTTTCGGGCGTCAGTTCCTGCCGGATCTCGCCCTCGAGCCGGTAGAAATAGGCGTTGTCGAGCGGCGTTATGATCGCCGCGGCGGGGTCTGCCTCATACTCGGGCGCGTCCCACCATGAGGCGAAGTGCAGCTTCCATTCCAGCGTGGTCGGCTCGCGGCCGGCGTCAACGAGTTGCTGAGCATGGCGTACCATGTCAGCAAAAATGCCGTACGGCGTCTCCATCGTAGACTCGATGCATGTAATTCCATGCTGATCGACGGATGGTAGGGAGCCGGTCTGAATTTCCGTCGCACGATCGGGATACCTCTGGCAGATGCGGCCGTACTCGGAGACATGCAAATACTGCAAGGTGGTACCGCGCGTGGAGGTCGCGACGATCAGCGAGCTATCGGTGCCGAAGGCGAGCTCGGTCTTGGTTAGGTACTTCAGCCCGACCATGTCGCGGACCATTTTCGGCAGGTGATCGTAGGCGAAACGTACCTTTTGCTCGAAAATGACACGGGCGGTGTCCTCATCCTGGGCGATGATGGCGGCGGATGTATTGGGCTGGAACAGGCAGGCGTCCAGCATCATCAACTGGATAACCGTCGAAAAGCCGCGCTGACGGGCTTTTGGGATCAGATTTCGGTAGTGAAGGGCACGCAGGAAGCGTTGCTGCTCTGGCCACGGGCGGAAGGTGACTACCTTGCCGTTCTTGTCGACGATTTTATAGAGGTTCGAGAGGCGCCATTCGACGTCGGTTATGGCGCGCGCCATCTCGGCGGGGGTCAGCTTTTCGACCGGTTTGCCGTAGTAGGATGGGAGCTTCGGCGCGTGCATCAGTCCTCGGCTCCAAGCTTGGTGGCGAGACGGCTGGCGATACCGGGGTGACGCTCTTCCACCATCGCCATGATGTCGGCGGCTAACGCGGCGCAGGCGACCTGGTCGGTGTCGGCGAGCTTGTCGAACAGCGTGTAGAGATCGGCGTAGACCAGGTTCAGCGTTTCGAGCGGATCGGATTCGGCCATGGGCGTACTTTTTAGAGTGTGTTGGTTTTGGAGTCACGACCACCTGGTTGATGGGACCCAAAAGACGGGACCCGTTATAGGGGTGGTAGTTTGTTTTTCTACACTTTTTACGGGTATCGTTTTTGGGGCCCCAAATCCCGCGGATCGCTAACCCAGTATGGATAGGTAGGGCTACCTCGCAGTCACAGATCGTTATCAAGCCTAGCCCCCCGTCCCCGACGAAGGAGGGGACCAAACAAACCAGACAAGTGAGCGAAGCGAACGCATTATAAAACGAGTGAGCGAAGCGAACGAGCCGATCATTGGTTGTATCGATCTATATTAGGTTGTACTAGCACTATACTATGCTTATACTACCTACCCTTACGTGTCTTCGCTGCCCGCGCCGCGCCTGTCTTGCAACCTTGGGGTTGCATCATGCTCTATCTGCTTGGCCTTTTCGCTGGCCGGCCTGATGACATTGCCGGCGATCTGCCGGAATAGCTCCTGCAACGGCGAGTCGAGCCCAAGTTGCACCTTGTCCGGCGCGAAGGCGTTCACCTTGATGTGCCTGCCAAGTAGCTCCAGGCGCCGGGCGCGGTCGACAAGGACCACGTCCGTCGCCTCGCCGATGGGCGTCGCCCGGTCGTCGCCCCTGCCGTAAATCACCTTGGTGCGGATCATGCTGACCATGCCCCGGCGCCAGACTTCGGGCCATTGTTTCACGGGAAGCAATCGGCCGTCGTCGTCGTAAAGGTCGCCGGCATCGGCGTTGATTTCGTCCAGCAGCCGCTTCAAGACGAAGTCCGAATCCACCTGGGTGCGGGCGAGGCGAGCGGCTTGGTGAACAGCGATGCGGGCCTGAATCTTCGGATTACTCAGAACCTGTGAACCCACGCTATCAAGGCTTGCGCCTGAATAGCCTGCTCTCCTCGCCGCACCGGCCGCGTTCATGTCCTTGATGTACTCTTGGACGAATGCCTCCTGTTTGGCCGTCAGCTTATCGCTGCTTTGCCGCCTGGGAGGCTTGCCAGCGCGCTTGCGCCCCTTCGCTGGTGTCACCGTGCCGCTCATCCGCCTTGCGCTCGTCCTGGCCCTGTTTCTGTGGCCTTGTGCAGGGCAAAGAAAAACCCCGCTCGATGGCGGGGCTTAGGGTAGGCCGGTGGCTGGCTGGAGTCGAGCTAGGCGCCGGGATCTGCGGGGGCGTAGCGAACGCGCTCGCCATCCACCCACAAGCCGGTCGAGTGCAAGCCGTCCTCGCGCACCCAGCGGTGCGCAGACTGCCACTGCCAGACGGCGAAGCGCACATGCGGCGCCGCCTCGGCCTCGGCCTGCTTGAACTCAGCCGGCGACATCTCATGCAGCATGTAGGAATAGCTGCACTGGGCGCCCGGCACGCTGTCGTGCCGGGTTGTCTGCATCACGTAAAGCTTGCGTGCCATGGTCAATATCCCCCGGTCAGGCTGATCTTCAGCCGCGAATAGTCGGCCTCGAACGTCAGGCCCTTGACGACGAGAGCGTAAATCACCGCGTAAAATTCCTCGGCGTTGGCAACGTGGATGATCATGGCTCACACCTCCCTTGGCTTGGCCGGAACCGGGTAGGCATCGACCGCCATGCGCACCGTGGTCAGAAACCAGCCGGGGAAGGAGTCGGCGACGAGATCGCGCCGCTGGCCGGCTGTAAGGCGCCCAAGTGCCTCTTCAGCCCTGGCGATGCGCTGATGCGCCTGCTCCAGCTTGACCGGCGAGACCTTGCCCACGCCTGACGCCTCGGCGACGAGCCGGAAGCCGGCAACCACCCAGGTGCCGCCGTCCGGCAGATCAACCGTGTAGTACGGTCCATCTGTGGTCTGCCGGATGTGGGTGACGTTCAGCCACTTGCAGGCCAGAGCCTCGCGACCGCACTTCACCAGCCACTCAGGATCAACCTTGACCTGCGTCGGCGCCGGCTTGGGCTCAAGCTCGGCATCAGCATAGCCGTGTCGGTTCTCGTAGTCATAGGCGTCACCGGGTTCGACCGCATCCCATGCCGGGCGTTCAGCCTCGACCGGCGCAGGCTTGGCCGGCGCCACATAAGCCACCGGGATAACCGAATTGCAGCCACCGCGCTGCATACCATCCGCCCATGCCCTTGACGTGTTCGATGCCTTGCCGCTGTCGTACCAGTGCATCACTTCGGTTTGATTGAAGCTGCAATGCTGGCCAAGCGTGAACTCGCCATGCACCATGCGGTCGTGGTCGAAGTAGGTCACCACGCCATCGTCGTGCAGGGTGGCGACGACGCGCTGGCCGTGGACGGTATATTTGCGGCCGGTGTTGAAGCTGATCGTTTTCATTGTCTGGGTTCTCCTGAACGGGTTTCGGGCTCCCCGGTCCACCGGGGAGCCCTGTACATAGACACATATACAGCGAGAGTCAATCGATGGTGATTATGCCGCTCTCCGCTCGAAAGCGCCGGCGCCGATGCCGTGCGCCATGATAACCATCGAGACCTTGGCCTTGGCGGACCAGCCGCCGCACGCCTGACAGTCTTCGCACGAAGTCTTGCGGCCGGCCTCTTCGCTGGCCGGGCAAACCGCCTCGCGCTTGCGCAACGGCTCGCCGCGCCTGCGCACCCTGAAGCAACGCCAACCCATGGCCTCCGCGATATCGGCCTCGCCATCGCTATCGACGCTCGCCATGCACAGTTGCTTGAACGCCGCAAAGCGGGGCTGATGCCACTGATGCGTATAGCCGGTGATCGCCTTCGCCTTGAGGGTGGCGCGCCTCCACACCTGATACGGCGCCGCTGTCGGGTCGCCATAGGTGCCCGCCCTGAACAGCAAGCCGGCGAATAGATCGGGCAGGATTGCCGGGTCATAATCGATGCCTGGGCGAGCATAACGTCCGCGCTTGTAGGCCGCGAACACGCTGCGCACGCTGCGGCCCACGTTGACGTAGCAGGTACGCTTGCCGGTCTCGAGATTCGGCCTGTGCTGGCAGTCGCCACAGATCGAAGCGTCGGCGCCACTGCGCAATGCCTCAAGCGGGTCCACATCGCTGCGGATGACAAACGTTTGCACCATGGCCCCCGTCTTGCTGTTCTTGCTGGCCCTGGTGATCTTACTGGCGATCGCCACGACCGGCTGGCCGTCGAGCACGCTTGCGCCCTCGTAAAGGACCACACCGCACCACACGCCCTTGCGCAGGGCTGCGAGCATCTCGTTTGCGCTGGTGATCATGACGCCACCTGCGAACGCTTGGTCTTGCGGATGCGGAAGCGGAAGCCGTTGGCGATATGCCACTGGTCCGTCTCCGCCTCGATGGTGAAAGTGAAACCCTTGCGGTCACCAATGAACCGCTCGAAGGATGCACGCTTGGCGGCGCCGCTGAACGTCTTGAACTTGACGCCCATCAGTCGGCCTTTGCCTTTGGTCTCGCTCATCTGCCTAGCTCCTGACAGTGTTTCGGCCCGGTCACCATGACCGGGCCGAATATGTACATAGGCACAATTAAGCGAAGAGTCGAGTCCTTTCATCCGCGATAATCACCGCGATTGAAAAGCCGGTCGATTTCGTTGTCGGCCATGGCCTGGGCGAGCTCGCTGACGAGCTCGACCAACTTAACCGCGTCATCCTCCTCCAGCTTGAGAACGGTTTGCGCAAACACCTGCAAGGCGTCACTGCGCTGCGTTATGTCACGATAGCCCACGATCAAAACTCCCCCAGGCCTTCGGCTATATAGTCGGCGACCATGCGCTGCTGACGCTTGGCCTCGGCCTTGCGCTCGCTCTTTTCCCGCGAATAGACGATGCCGTCCGCGAACAAGATCACCGAAAACGACCGGATATTGACGCCCTCGACCAGCTTGGAACGACCAACCTGAAAGATGTGGCCGGTGACCATGCCGTCCGGTTGCGTGATCAATTCGAGGCTCACCGCGCCCAGCCGCTTGCGCAGGTAGACGAGCGCCGCCTTGGTTGAAACGAATTCCCTGTCCATGTCTGCTCTCCAAAAAAGGTTCGGGCCGCTCGATGGCGGCCCGATATATGTACATAGACACAGGTACAGTGTCAAGCGTCAGCCTTGCGGCCCCTGACCAGCCGGCGGATGTCGGTGTTGTGCGCCTCCACCAGTTTCTGCGCCGCCGTCCAGTCCATGTAATCGCTGATCGGCAAGCCATCCTGGCGCACCACACGCGCCTGCTTGCGGTCGAGGAAATGCAGGTTCCAGATCATTCAGCACCCCCATCCAAAAGAT